CTACCATTTTTTCTATTGACAACATGATGAAAAAATGATATAATGCTCATTCAACTCAAACTATATAATTATTTATGTGGTGTAACATATTAACACAAAAAGGATATTATGAAAATTCTTGCTTTTAAACTAATCACTAATGAAGAAGTACTTGCCGAAGTTGAATCGGAATCCGAAACTGAATTTGTATTATGCAATCCTGTCGGTATTGCGGTTGTACGTGGTAAAGATGGTCAACCAAACGTAGGTTTTGCACCATTCCCATTACATTCCGAACAAAAGAGTGGTTCTACTCTTGCCATCGCTAAGAAGAATGTAGTATACTCCTATGTTCCTGCTGAAGATTTTGTATCTAATTACAATCAGATTTTTGGCACAGGTATTATTCTTCCAGGCCAACAACAAATAATTACAGGTTAATGACAAGTTTCTATACAAATGTCCAGTCTATTGCTGGACACATTCTCTATCGTGGTGTTCTAGATGGTAAAAGAGTCAAACAAAAGATTGAATACTCACCATCTTTATACATCTCAACCAATAAGAAAACTGAATATCGTTCATTAGATGGCGAGCCGTTGCAACGCAAGTTGTTTGGTACCATCTATGAAGCCAAAGATTATTTGGATAAATTCAAAGATGTTTCTAATTCCAGAATCTTTGGTAATACAAGGTATGAATATGCCTATATTGCCGAACATCATCCTGACATGGTTGAATGGGACCAAGATAAGATTCTTGTGGCTGTCGTTGACATTGAGGTGGGTTCGGAGAATGGTTTCCCTGACCCCTACGATGCGAATGAACCAATCACAGCCATTGCTATCACCTATATGGGTAGTCCACCTATCGTTCTTGGATGTGGTGATTATGTGGTTCAAGGTGATGAGACTTATATCAAGTGCCGTGATGAATGGACTCTTTGTAAGAAGTTTATTGAAATCTGGTCTCGTAAATGTCCAGATGTTATCACTGGCTGGAACACCAAGTTCTTTGATATCCCATATCTGATTAACCGATTCAATAAAATTCTCGGTGAAGATGATACTAAGAAATTATCTCCATGGAACTTCATTAAAAATCGTACAACTAACATCAACGGCCGTCAACTGATTGCATATGAAATTGTTGGTGTTGCTTCACTTGACTACATTGAACTATACAAATGGTATGCTCCTGGCGGAAAGTCACAAGAGTCCTATCGTTTAGATAACATCGCACAAGTGGAACTTGGTGATGGTAAAATCTCATATGATGAATATGAAAACTTACATCAACTTTACAGACTGAATTATCAAAAGTTTATTGAATATAACATCAAAGACGTTGACTTGATTCTCCGTTTGGAAGATAAGTTGAAGTTGATTGAATTGGCTTTGACTTTGGCATATGACACTAAATCAAACTACGAAGATGTATTTGCACAGACTCGTATGTGGGATTCTCTGACATATTCCTATCTGTTGAAACAGAACATTATTGTACCACCAAAAGTCATTCAAGAAAAAGATGCAGCATTTGAAGGTGCATATGTTAAAGAAGTACAAGTTGGTCTACATGATTATGTGGCCAGTTTTGACTTGAACAGTTTGTATCCACATTTGATGATGCAATACAATATCAGTCCAGAAACTCTGATTGAACCAGAAAACTATACAGAAGAAATGCGTAAAGTTATTTCCTCTGGTGTTACTGTTGATAAACTCTTGAACTGTCAAATTGACACCTCAAGATTAGAGGGTGTGACATTGACACCTAATGGCCAATTCTTTAGAACTGACATTCAAGGTTTCTTGCCTAAGATGATGGAAGAAATGTATGAAGATAGAAAGAAATTTAAGAACCTAATGATTCAGGCCAAAAAAGAATATGAGGTTGAAAAAGATGAATCTAAAAAATACGAAATCGAAAAACGTATTGCCAGATATGACAACCTACAGTTAGCTAAAAAGGTATCGCTTAACTCTGCTTATGGTGCTTTGGGTTCTCAATATTTCAGGTTTTACGATTTGCGTATGGCCTTGGGTGTCACCACTGCTGGTCAATTAAGTATCCGTTGGATTGAAAATAAAATTAACGGTTACATGAACAAACTATTATCTACAGAAGAAATTGATTATGTTATCGCCTCGGACACAGACTCTATATATCTCAAGCTTGGTCCACTTGTTGATAAAGTGTATTCTAAAAAGACGGATGTTAATCAGATTATCGCCTTCATGGACCGTGTCTGTGAAGATAAGATTCAACCGTACATTGACAAGAGTTATCAGGAGCTTGCTACGTATGTCCATGCGTATGACCAAAAGATGCAAATGAAACGTGAAGGTTTGGCGAACAAAGGTATTTGGATTGCCAAGAAGCGTTACATTCTAAACATCTACAATAATGAAGGTGTTCAGTATGCAGAACCTAAGATGAAAGTCATGGGTCTTGAAATGGTTAAATCATCCACACCTGCAGCAATCCGTGTTAAGATGAAAGATTCTATCAAGTTGATTATCAATGGTACAGAAGAAGATATCCATAAATTCATTGCTGACTTTAGGGAAGAATTCAGAAAGATGCCACCAGAAGAAATCTCCACACCTCGTGGTATGAATGGTTTGAAAACCTATACTGATGCGGTATCAATGTATAAAAAAGGTACACCAATCCATGTGAAAGGTGCCATTCTGTATAATCACCACTTGAAACAACTTGGTTTAACCAAGAAATATGAGTTGATTAAAGAAGGTGAGAAAATCAAATACACGTATTTGAAGATGCCAAATCCATTTAAAGAAACCGTTATTTCATATCCATCCAGATTACCAAAAGAATTTGAGCTTGACAAATATGTAGATTATGATTTACAATTCGATAAAACTTTCTTAGACCCAATCCGTGGCATTTTGGATTGTATTGGTTGGAAAACTGAGAAGGGTAATTCTTTAGAGGACTTCTTTTCATGATATTTTTGACATTTCTAACTGCAATAGCCTTGTCGGCTGTTGCGGCATATTATTCTGTTATTGGTTTGGCCGAAATCTTTCCGGGTTCTTATCTACCCGTTATTGTTATGGGTTCAGTACTTGAAGTATCAAAGCTTGTAACGGTATCATGGCTATATAATAATTGGAAACAATGTCCGATATTGATTAAAACATATCTGTGTATGGCAATAACTATTCTGATGCTTATTACATCCATGGGTATTTTTGGTTTCTTATCAAAGGCACACTTGGAACATTCAGCAGATAATGCACCACTTGTCGATAAGATTGCGTTGCTGGATGAAAAGATTAAAACGGAAAAAGAAAATGTCGAAGCCAACCGTAAGGCAATTAAACAGTATGATGAGGTTGTGGACCAAACTATGGGTCGGTCAACTGACGAAAAAGGTGCCGCTACAGCGCAAACAATACGCCGTTCCCAACAGAAAGATAGGACTAGAATACTACAAGAAATTCAACAGTCACAGGCCGTTATTGCCAAGTACTCCGAGGAACGTGCACCTCTTTCTACAGAGCTTAAAAAGGTCGAAGCGGATATCGGGCCAATCAAATACATTGCAGCCTTGGCATACGGTTCGGAGGCTTCTGTTGATATTATCGACAAAGCGGTAAGACTTGTTATTCTATTAATTATTGTTGTATTTGATCCATTGGCTGTGTTATTATTGATTGCTGCCAATATGTCAATGAGAAAACCTGAATTGCCAAGACCAGTTGTGAAACCAGTTGAAACAACACACGATATGGACATTCCAGTCTTTGTTCCAAAGGATACAAAAGATGATTCAATTCATGTTGAGAAAGATAACTTGGCAAATATTGTTATAGATGAAGCTTCAGGTGAAAGTATTCCAGCAATCAATGTAACTAAAAAGCTTGAACCTAAGTATGATTATAGTGAACCTTTCTCTTTCAAAGAAAAGAAAGATTCAAATGACGGTAAAATTTAAAGGATGAAAATGAGTATATTAGATAAAATTAAAAAGAACAGCAGTATCAAAGATTCTGCTATCTTGGCTAAATCAAAATTCTTTAATGATAAAGATATGATTCCAACCGCAGTGCCAATCATTAATGTGGCACTTTCTGGTAAGTTAGATGGTGGTCTAACACCAGGTCTTACAATGTGGGCAGGTCCATCGAAACACTTTAAGACAGCATTCAGTTTGTTGATGGCCAAATCTTATTTGGACAAATATCCAGAAGCAGCACTTCTATTCTATGATTCAGAGTTTGGTACTCCACAATCATATTTTGATTCTTTTGGTATTGATACTGAACGTGTATTGCATACTCCTCTTACCGATATTGAACAATTAAAATTTGACATTATGGCTCAATTGACACAACTGGAACGTGGTGATAAATTGATTATCGTTATTGATTCGATTGGCAACTTGGCATCTAAGAAAGAAGTTGAAGATGCTTTGGCTGAGAAGTCGGTTGCTGATATGAGTCGTGCAAAACAAGTTAAGAGTTTATTCCGTATGGTAACTCCACACTTGTCTCTGAAAGACATTCCAATGATTGTTGTTAACCACACATACATGGAAATTGGCATGTTCCCGAAAGCAATCGTTGGTGGTGGTACAGGTTCTTATTACTCTGCCGACAATATCTTTATCATTGGTCGTCAACAAGAAAAAGACGGCACAGAAGTTACCGGTTACAATTTTATTATCAATGTGGAAAAATCTCGTTATGTTAAAGAAAAATCTAAAATACCAGTTAGTGTATCTTTTGATGGTGGCATCAGCACTTGGTCTGGCTTACTTGACCTTGCTCTTGAATCTAAACACGTAGTTAAACCAAAGAATGGTTGGTATCAACGTGTCGATTCTGATGGCGTGATTGAAGAAAAGAATTACCGTGAGAAAGACACCGATACCAAAGACTTCTGGATGCCTATCCTTAAACAAAAATCATTCCGTGATTTTATTGAGGACAAATACCGTGTGGCATCTGGTGAAATTATGACAAGCAACATTGATGAAACATTTGATGTTGAAACTATGAACGGAGTTTAAAATGGTTGAAGGAATAGATTACTGCTACATCTATCCAAAGGATGATAATACGGCAGTTAACATTAAATTTTTGGAAGGTCCTTATAAAGATACCATATTCAAATATGGTAAAGTGAAATTTAAGGAAGAAAACGAACAGGTCTATTTACTTTTTGCTTATGATGTGTTAGAATCACCAGTGATGAAGCCAGCAAAACTGGAAAAGAACGATACATTTAAAAATTATATTGGTGACTTATTGGTAGAAATAATGTCATCTAACATTGAACAGGAAGTAATTGATGAAGCTGGAACAGACGATATTAAAGAACCTAATCTATAATGATGATTACCTACGTAAAGTATTACCATTTCTAAAGACAGATTATTTTACGGATAGAACCGACAGGACACTTTTTGATGAAATTACATCGTTCACAGAAACTTACAATTCTCCGCCAACGGTTGAAGCACTTGTATTGGCCGTCAAAGAAAAACGAAATCTCACAGATGATGAAGTGGAGAAGTGTCAAACTTATCTACAAGAGATTGAACAAACTAAAGATACAGAATCCAAGATTCAATGGCTTGTTGACAAAACCGAACAGTTCTGCCAAGAGAAAGCCATATACAATGCAGTACTGGGGTCCATTTCTATTCTCGATGGAAAAGACAAAACCAACGACAAAGGTTCGATTCCCAAAATACTATCGGATGCCTTGGCGATAACCTTTGATACATCCGTTGGTCACGATTACCTTGAAAATTCCGATGAACGATATGAATTCTATCATAGAAAAGAAGAAAGAATTCCATTTGACCTCGACTTATTCAACAAGATAACCAAAGGTGGTTTACCTAAGAAAACATTGAACATTGCTTTGGCAGGAACTGGTGTTGGTAAATCATTGTTCATGTGTCACGTTGCTGCAGGTGCCATGGTACAAGGCAAGAATGTTTTGTATATTACCATGGAAATGGCCGAAGAAAAGATTGCTGAACGCATTGATGCTAATATGTTGAATGTCACTATTGATGACCTTATGAGTTTACCGAAAGAAATGTATGATAAGAAAATTACTAAACTACGTGAAAAGACTGTTGGCAAACTTATCATTAAAGAATATCCAACAGCATCTGCAAGCAGCATACATTTTCGTACCTTACTCAACGAGCTCAATCTTAAAAAGTCTTTTGTACCTGATATCATTTTTATTGATTATCTTAATATCTGTTGCAGTTCTAGGATCAAAGCAGGAGCCAACGTCAATTCATACTCTTATGTCAAATCAATCGCAGAAGAATTGCGAGGTCTTGCAGTTGAGTTCGGAGTACCAATTGTTTCTGCTACACAAACCACAAGGAGTGGTTTTACAAGTTCCGATCCCGGACTTGAGGACACAAGTGAGTCTTTTGGTTTGCCAGCAACCGCTGACTTGATGTTTGCCTTGATTTCTTCCGAAGAACTGGAAGAACTTGGTCAGATTATGGTTAAGCAATTAAAGAATCGTTACAATGATCCAACATTTCATAAGAGATTTACTTTGGGTATTGACAGGTCAAAAATGAGACTGTATGATATTGAACAATCAGCACAACAAGGTTTGGCTGATGCTGGTCACACAGATAAACCACTAAACACATTTGGTGACCGTGAACGACCACAGAAAAAACAATTTACTGGATTTAAAGTATGATTTTAACTAGAGATGATGCACTATATTGTGCTAAAGCTTTCCATGATTATTTTAGTGACATTGGAAGTATTGAACAATACATGCGTGATGAGAAATTAAAATCACTTGAAGATTTGGAGACTTCATTGTTTCCACCAGAAGATGATTTGTTTTCTGATTTCTTAATGCACCCAAATGATATGGATATTGAAGTATGTGAAATACCAAATAACACTTGGGAAACATTGTTGAGTATTACTTCATCTCATGTTAACAAAGCACCAGTTGGAAAAAATATACAGTTGGCTGTAAAAGAAAAGAACACAGGAAAGATTCTAGGTTTTATTCGTTTGGGTTCACCAGTAATCTATATGAAACCACGTAATGAATTGCTTGGTCAGGTTTGGATTCAGAATCCTGATACATCCAAACGATTCAATGAATCCACTATTATGGGTTTTGTAATTGTGCCAGCACAGCCATTTGGATTTAATTATCTTGGTGGTAAACTTCTTGCTGCAATTTGTACTTCACATACTGTCAGAGAAATAGTAAACAAAAAATACAATTCAAATATTTGTTTATTTGAAACTACTAGTTTATATGGTACTGCTAAAACTGTATCACAATACGATGGTATGAAACCATATATTCGATTCAAAGGTCTAACAGAATCAGATATGGTGCCGATGATGCATGGACCAAGATATATTGCTTTAAAAGATTATGTTGAAAGTAGAGTTGGAGATTTGTTGGCTGGAGATACATCAACCACAAGCCGTAAGCTAAGAACTTTTACCAAGATTATAGCTTTGACTAAAGCAGCACTTAAAGGTACTACTGAAGGAGAGGCATTCCATTTAACGATTGAGAACGCTAAAAGGTTGACAGAAAAGAAAAGATATTATGTTTCTGATTTTGGATACAGTAATATGGTAGACTTCATGGCATGTAAAACTGATAAATTATTACCTGGTGAAAATTATCACAAACATGAATTGAATAACATCGTATCGTGGTGGAAACAAAAAGCATCTAACAGATATGATACACTTAAACAAGAAGGTCGATTGAGAACAGAACTTGAAATCTGGACTTCAGGAAAAGAGATTCAAATTATCAGATAAATACTCCTTATTTGGGAGTTAATAATGGCCGGTGCTTCAGCTGAACGACAAGAAATGGGTGTTATTGATAGTGTCAATTCATCCATCAAAAAAAATAAAAATAATCCAATAACAGTTATTGCAGGAAAGACTAAAATAGTTGGTGTTATTGGTGCTAAAAAGTTTACAGGTCGCCAAACAGGTGGATCTGAGCCATATACAGATGTTGTATTTGAAGTTGTAAAAGGTAAAAAAATCGAAGAATTAAATCTTTCTTTGAAAGGTGAATCTGCTCCTTCTTTGGCTGGTGGAGGATTAAAAGGATTGGAATTAGCTGTTCCTGGTATTGCCAAAAAATTTATGAAAACTGCATACGAACATTTAGTAAAAAAAGAAAAGTTGACGATTGGCGATAAAGTTCCTGATGTTTATGGTAAAATAGGAAATACCGATAAAATTAAAATAGTTGTTGGTAATGAGAAGATGGGTGGTCCAATAGATTATATGTACATTGGACCTATGAATGTTTCTGGTAGATATGATGATAAAAAAAATCAATTGATTCTTAATGGTGTATTAACAGAAGCCAATGAATATGCAAAAACACATGAGTTATATTTTAGATTGAGAGCAAGAAGGGAAGACCAAAGGTTTGATCCCGAAGTTAAAGATAATCAAGGAACTCCAAAAATTTATGGTAAATCTCCATCAAAAGGAGATTCCGCCGGTCGTATTGTTGTTACAGATAGTACTCCATCAAATGCAGTAATAGTGAGGATGTAATTATGCCATTAACAGACTTTGACAAAGTTATGAAAGAATACCAAAATCTAGATGATGATTTTGGTTTCTCTGCTGTATCTGAAGAAGAATACAATTCAGTAATCAACAAGACAGCTGAGACTGCTGATGATTACAAACAACGTTTAATGGAAGTGGAGAAGATGATTGTCCCTTTCCTAAACAAACTACATAGTACAGGTGATAAGGAATACATCTACTGGCCTAACCGTAAACCTGCAATTGAAAAACAAATAGAGAAGATATTAAAACTGACTAGAGGTTGATAATGAATGCTACTGTGATTATACCAACTACGGGTTCACCGGAGTTGAAAGATGCTGTTCAATCCGTACTTGAACAAACCTATGAAACAAAATGTTATGTGGTTTCTGATGGTATGAAACACCATTCAAAAACAAGAATCATTACTGATGACTTTCTTTCCAGAAAAAATTTAGAAAGATGTTATCTACCCATCAATGTCGGTGCCAACGGATTCTATGGCCACCGAGTCTATGCTGCTTTCACACACTTAATTGATACTGAATATGTTCTATATTTGGACCAAGACTGTTGGATGGAACCAGAACACGTAGAAACATGTATCAACACCATGAAAGAAAAGAAACTTGATTGGACGTATTCACTTAGAAAAATTTGTGATAAAGATGGCAACTACATAACAAATGATGATTGTGAATCACTTGGTAAATGGCAAACTTACCATGGAGTTAATCATATAGATACTAATTGCTATTGCCTTAAAACAGAAATTGCGATAAAATTGGCACAAGTTTGGCATGGCGGTTGGGGTCAAGATAGAGTTTGGTTACAAGCTCTCTCACAATACTTCCCCAACTTTGATTGTACTGGTAAATATACAGTAAATTATAGAGTAGATGGAAATCCAGGTTCTGTTAACGCAGACTTCTTCCACAATGGTAATAAAATAATGAATGACAAATACAATGGAGTTTACCCATGGCGAAAAATTTAATCATCGGTGCTTTTTCAGGATACAACTACAATCAATTAAAACCTTGGGTTGAATCTATTGAAACTTGTGGTTTCAAAGGCGACAAAGTAATGGTTGTCGGTGATGCAACGGATGAAACTTGTATAGAACTTGTAAGACACGGTTTTGAATTACACGTTATGCCGAAAATCAATGCACCAATTCATGTTGCAAGATTCTGGTCAATATATGATTTCTTGTATCATAACGGATCAAAATATGATATTGTTGTAACCACCGATGTTAAAGATGTTTATTTCCAAAGAGATCCATGTAAATGGATTACTGATAACTTGGGTGATAAATCTTTGGTGGCCGGTTCTGAATCCATGAGATACAAAGATGAACCATGGGGTAATGATAACTTACTCCAAACTTACGGCAGAGGTGTTTATGATAGGTTCAAAGATAATATAATCTATAATGTAGGAACCTTTGGTGGTAAATCTGACTATGTTAGAGATATGTGTTTCAACATATTCACCAATTCAATCAACAGGCCAATTCCTATCGTTGACCAGGCGGTCTATAATGTGTTACTGAACACACAACCTTATAAAGATAGTGTATTGTTTACCGACCAAGAAGATGGATGGGCAGTACAACTTGGTACTACTGGTGACCCATCTAAAATGGATCAATTCAGGCCGTTTCTGACAGAACCAGAACCTATCTTTGATTATGATAATAAAATTATTACAACAACGGATTATATACTACATTGCATCGTACATCAATATGACCGTGTTCCAAAATGGAAAAATTTGGTCATGGAAATGTACAATCAAGAAGAACCGACTCAATTTTTTACATATAGGACTACATGATGAGTGATACAATTACATTTAATACAGAAACACAAGCATTCGGAATGCAAAGACCAAAATGTTCGGGTTACGGACTTGGTGCCATGATTGCAAAGATGGAGAAACCACAAGTACTAGAAATCGGTTGTGATATTGGTGATACAACACAATTTTTATTGGATAGTAATCCAACTTGTGTTTTACTTGGTATTGATCCATATGAAAACTATATTGATTGGAATGGAAACAATCTAAATGAACGTGAAGTTGTTTATGACAAATTTATATCTCGTTTGGATGGTTATTCTAATCGTTTTGATTTGATACGTGACTATTCCGATAACTGTGTTGATAATGTTGAAGATAACCATTTTGATTTAATCTTTATTGATGGTTTACATACTTACGACCAGTTGACAAAAGACTGTGCCAACTATTATTACAAATTAAAAGAAGGTGGCATCTTTGCTGGTCATGATTACAATGCCATTCCGGGTGTTCGTAAAGCTGCTGATGAATTTGCAGCGAAAGTTGGTAGAGAAATTCATTTTACAGAGTGTGACGTTTGGTACTGGATTAAATGAAGATAGCAATATGTTTTTTTGGTGTATTGCACGGTGAAGTTGGCAGACCTTATGATGTAAGGCACTGTTGGCCAAATCTATCTCGTATGGTTGCTGAACCTTTTAAAGAAGAACATCAGGTTGATATTTTATTATCAACTTATAAAGTCGATGATGAGATGATTGAAAAAGAAATCTATGATATGATTAATCCGAATCATGTACAAATTTCCAATATACAAAATTCTAATTCTAAGACGACTAAATTGGCTACGTTCAAATTGTTGGAAAATAAAGATTATGATTTTGTTATAATGACAAGAACTGACCTTCATTTTTCGGAAGTATTAATAGATAAGATAGATTATGATAAATTTAATTTTTTATTCCACGAAAGTGGCCGTAAAAAAGAAAGTTTAACTTGTGATAATTTTTACGCATGGCCATATAAATTTACCGAACAGGTTAAGAAATCATTTGAAGAATGTCCTAAGATAAATGACCACGATACACATAAATTGTTCGAATCATTATCAAAAAATATTTCCACCGATGACATACACTATATTGCCGGTGAAGAAGAATATTATAGTGATGTGAATAAGTATTTTACAATATGTAAAGTATTCTCAAATAGTAGAATAGAACATGGTCTACATGAAGAAGTGATGGAAAGGTTTAATATTAAAAAATGAAAGATTGTATAGTATTATCAGGTCAATATAGGACCTTTGACGAAACATGGGGAAATATCAAACAATTCATTGAGTTAAATGATTTGGATGTTTATTGCCATTTATGGTCTACAGATGAAAATGAAATTGAAAATGTTCGTGATAGATTAAATCCAATTAAATTCTTACATGAAAATTACAAAGATTATGTGGATGTATTTGATGGTATAGATGAACGAATTCGTATGACACATCCAAAAGGGCCTAATCAAGACAAATTGGCTGGCAACGCATCAATGAACTTTGGTCGTAAACAGGCCTTCAATCTAGTTGATAAAGAATATCGTAATTTGATTTATTGTAGGTATGATATATCCTTTAATCCTGTTTTCAAATTCGATTATATTGATTGCCTTTTAACACCATTAGAAGAATCGTACAATCTAATTTCGGATATTTTTGCCATTATGCCGTTTAGTGATGCAAAGCATTATTTCATTTATAATGAATATGAAAGATTACATTCGACACAATTTGAAACAGAGTTTGAAAATTATTTGAGAAATGTTAGAATGTATGGTGATGAAAATATAAGAATACACAAATATGAGAGATACTGTCCACACATGATGTTATTGCGTAATATATACATGAACAACATAAAGAATGTTGCAACAAATCAACTTACAGTATCCTTACGCCGATGAAAATAGCATTATGTTTTGCTGGCCAAGCCAGAAGTTTTGAAAAAGGTTATGAATATTACAAGCGTAATCTTTTTGACCATTATGATGTGGATGTATACATTCATACATGGAAGTTTTTGAAACAAAATGATTTGGTTGCATTATATAAGCCAAAGGCTTGTGAGTTTGAAATACCACCACAAGGCGATTACAACTCAAAATATACCAATACACCAAATGCCCAAAAATATCCTCCAAAAAATACATACAATCAATTCTATTCACTCTATCATGTTAATCAATTGATTCAAGGGGAGTATGATTGGGTTATTCGGAGTAGAACCGATTATGCTTTAAATACATTCATTCCTTTTTCAGAATTGGATAATACCAAGTTGTATATACCAAATTGTCGAATGGTACCAGAAAGAGATTTTGGCAATGACCAGTTTGCTTTTGGTTCACAAGAAACTATGATAAAATATATGTCAACGTTTGTCAATGGTGATAAGTATTATTATGCTGGAACACAATTTATTGGTGAAGATTTGATGAGAGCCAATTTACATGAACACAATTTACATGGTGAAAATCTTGTTTATGTTGATATGAATAATCCTTTTCCTCCAGGTCCACATAATGGCACATGGCATTCTTTGATACGAGATGATGTTGACCAATGGAACAAATTATAAAAGAACTTAAAGGACATTCAGGTGCTCAGATTTTTTTAATGAAAAATGAAAGTGGTCTTTTTGTTCGTAAAACAGATAATATAGAAAGAAATATAGAACGATTGACCGTATTACATAGTGTTGGTTATCCTGTTCCTACTATTTACAGTCATACAAAAACTCAAGTTGATATGCAGTACATACATGGTTTAGATATGAAAACATATTTGACACACAATAATATTGGTGATTTGTCAAAGTTTATTATTGCGACATTCAAAGCATTTTCATCCGAATCTATTGAAAAGGATTATACCGAAACATATCATCAAAAGTTGAAATGGTTGGAATCAAATACAGATTTACCTTTTACTAAAGATGAATTGATAGATAAACTTCCAAAATTATTACCATCATCAATATATCATGGTGACTTGACTTTAGAAAACATCATACATTCAGATAGTGGATTCTACATGATTGATCCAGTAACAACTGATTATGATTCATATATTTTTGATATTGGTAAAATGAGACAAGATATGGAGTGTAAATGGTTCTTACGTGGAACTGACATTATGTTGGACACCAAACTACAACAATTACAGGACACAATCAAAGAATCTTTTCCATATGCGTTTGATGATTCTATATTGATTGTAATGTTACTGAGAGTATTATCACATTGTCAAAAAGGTGATGATGATTATAAATTTTTAATGAAGAATATAAAAAAATTATGGGAGAATTTGAAATGAGAGTAATTGTACCAGCAGCTGGATTGTCAACACGGTTTCCTGATATGAAACCGAAATATCTTCTTTATGATTACAAACATGAATTGATGATTGCCAATTCTATCAGACCATTTTTACGTGAAGGTTATAAAGTTACAATTGGTATACTTAAAGAACACGATGAGAAATATAATGCAACACAATTTATCAATTATGAATTTGGTGATTCTGTAGATGTTGTTGTTCTGGATGTACCCACAAAAGGTCCTGCTGATACAGTGTTTCAGATTATTGAAAAACTTGGTCTATACTCAGAACCAATATTCATCAAAGACTGTGATAGTTTCTTTGAACATGATATCTCAGAAGGCAATTATGTCTGTGTTTCTAAAATATCAGACCATGAGTTTCTAAAGAAAATTGCTTCTAAGAGTTTTACTGTGGCCAACAATCAAGGTATAATCACCGACATTGTAGAAAAAGAAGTAGTATCAGATACATTCTGTGTTGGTGGTTACAAGTTCTCATCCGCTTTGATGTACAAAGAAGCCTTTAAACGATTGAGTAGTGAACGTGAAGTCTTTGTTTCGGATGTAATTAGTGTTTGTATTGGTGATATGAATATCTTCAATGAGAAGAAAGTACGTGATTATACTGATGTTGGCACGGCACAAGATTGGTTTGAATATAACGACAAACCTGTAATCTTCTGTGATATTGATGGTACAATCATTATCAACCAAGGTCGAGTTGGTACTAACAGTTATACGGACAAACCTATACCACTAGAAAAAAATATCAAAAGACTTCTGGAACTACAAGACAAAGGTGCTCAGTTTGTTTTTACTACAGCAAGAAAGAATGAACACAAAGCACTAACAAGAGATATGTTATATGATTTGGGATTCAAAAGTTTTGATTTGATTACTGGACTACAGAATTCAAGACGTATTTTGATTAATGATTACAATGAAGCTAATCCATTTCCGAGAGCAGAATCAGTCAATATCAGAAGAAACTCAGACAATCTAAGTGACTTTCTATGATACCTGATAAGAACCTATTCATCATAACATCCTCATTGAAACCAAATTCGGGTGCTTTTAGTGATGACCAGAGATTTGCACAGACAGTTGCCACTTTAAAATCTGTTCGGAATAAAGTACCAGAAGGAATTATTGTATTTACGGATGTATCATTAAGAACAGTTTCCGATTTAGAACGACAAACAATTGCTGGTTTATGTAATGCTTATATTGATTTAAGTACTCAACCCGATGTTAGGTCACTTTCTATGAATGGCCAAAAGAGTGCAGCTGAAAATGCTTTATTATTCTTTACATTACATACACTGAAACAAAATAATCTACTGAAAGATGTTAAGAGAATCTTTAAATTCTCAGCAAGGTCTGAACTGGAAGATACTTTTGATATTAGGGAATATGACAATTTATTTGGTAAATATGTCTTTAAGAAAGCAATTCCCACTTGGATGCCCAATGGACCAGAAAAATTGTTTATTACCAGATTGTTTTCTTTTTGTTCATCATTAGTAGATAATTACTTATCAGTAATAAACAAAAATATACCTATAACAAATCAAATGGATACTGAACATGCTCATTGGGTAAACATACCAAAAGAGTATTTGGTTGAGTTTGACAAAGTACATTGCTGGGGTTGGTTGGCTGGTAATGGCCAGATTGAACATTATTGACCGCTATATATCTGTCCCAATATTTCTTCAGGTTGTATAAGTCTGGTGAAATCCTTTATAAATAAGCCCATTGGCAACCAAAGTGTGTTGCATATCTAAGGGTAAAATCAATGTTGACATTTAAATCATTCCTAACAGAAGAATCCGAAGGTTCGGAACTTAAGCACATTCACCATGCGGAAGACCGTCCTTTGATGCACGGACATGCAGGTTTCGAACACGCACATGAAGCACTAATGAAGGCTCATGCTCATATGACTTCTGGTGCAAATAGTAGTAACTTGACTATGAAATATGATGGTTCTCCATCTCTTGTCTTTGGTCATCATCCTAAGAATGGTAAGTTCTTTGTTGCAACTAAGTCTGCTTTCAATAAAGATCCAAAAATTAATCACACAGAAAAAGATATTGACCGAAACCACGGTCACTCACCTGGTCTGGCAAAGACACTTAAGCACGCATTGAAACATCTACCAAAAGTTACACCTAAGACTGGTGTTTACCAAGGTGATTTGATGCACCATGCAGAAACCAAACACCTACATGAAGGTGTTATATTAGAAGCAAAAGGTAGTAAAGTATCATTCACACCAAATACAATCACTTATACACCTAAAAGTAAAGAAGATGTTGATAAAATAAAAAGGTCTAAAGTTGGTATTGTAGTTCATCAGAAATATAGTGATGACATGAAAAGTGCTTCACCTCATGTTGACCACCAAAACTTTAAAGAACATCCAGATGTTCATATACATGGTGCAGAACATGACACCAGTAAAGTTAAACATTCAGCAGAGAACGAAAAGAAATTCCAGTCTCACATGGCTGCCGCCAAAGAAATCCATGATACACATGGTCACAAAATGTATGATGCAGTTCACCACAAACATGGTGGTGAATCTGGCCACTTATCTACATACATCAATAAAACTGTAAGACACGATGAAGTTCCGTCTGTTAAGGGTTTCAAAGAACATATAAAAGATGTGCACGAAAAACAGGCTGCCAAAGTTAAAACAGATAAAGCCAAGGCAGAAAAAACTAGTGAAGGCAATTCACAAATTGCTCACATCGAAAAGAATAAATCTCATTATGGAAATTTGTTTGCAATGCACCATCACTTACACCAAGCCAAGAATGCTTTGGTGAATTCTTTGGAAACACATGAAGGTCGTTACGAACACCACATTGAAGGTAAGAAATCTAAACCAGAAGGTTTTGTTGTACACCACGATAATCAACCAACTAAATTAGTTAATCGTGCTGAATTTGCTAAACAAAATTTGTTAAAGGTAAGAAAATGAAGGGCTTTAAAAGTTGGATATCAGAAGAAATAAAAAAAGGTAATATCACTTTTTATCATCCATCTAAGGGTTTATATAAAATGACTCACCATGCAGATGATAATGTTTATCATCTTCATAATAAATTTGGTGATTTGACACATACTTTTTCTGGACATATGTCACCAGAAGATGTAAAGCAAGAATTGAAAAAAAATCATGAAATGGTTTTAATAGATAAATTACATGAAGAATTAATTACAGAATTAAAGAAACCCACTTTATCTGACGAACATAAAGCAAATGTTGCAGCTGCCAAAAAAGAATCTAGAGCAATCAATAACAGTCGTGGTGGTTATAATGAAACACAATTAGCTAAACATTTAAATGGTGGAAAATATATTGATAAACAACACGAAACGGAAGATAAACACCACAAATCTGTATTGAGTGCTCATGACAAAAAACACGGTACACAAGAAGTAAAAAATCAACAAGTTAGAGCAAAAGAACAAGCTCATGTGTTTCATGAACATGCAAAGAAAAAAGGTTATGAAGGTGTACATGAAGTGCATTTAACATCAAAACCTGGAGATATTGAAAGAAAAACAGGAATTAAAGCTACTCAACAAGAAAATCCAACAGATGTTGCTGTTAAATTTCATAAAAAACCAAAAAATGCTGAACATCCTTACCTGGGTATCTCAGCAAAATCTAGCAAATCTAGTGCTATTGGATTCCACAATGGTGGAACACAAGAAGTTGGTAACTTTTTAACGAAGCATTTAGGATAAAAAATGAGCGAAGATAAAAAAATTAGTGAATATGATATTCACGGCCACGTAAACCAGCGTCACCAAGAATTTATGGATAAACATAAACTTGGTACAAATAAAGCTGCGGCTATTAGAAACATCAAAGGACCTAAACACCTAGACGATGCTAAAAAAATATTAAATCCACTTTATAAGACAAGCGCCACTTATCACAAAGGTGTTGAACATTCAAAACAAATTAATACCGAAGTCAGAGATAAGTTACATAAAGGCTATTCCGAAATGGCTAAATCACACCATGAAGAATTGAAACATCACATTTTACATACCTACATAAAAGGTAATTCAAAACATGCTTTGCCTTATGTAAAAGTTCATGGCCAAGGTGGTTATGACCATGAATCTGATACACATAAGCCTGTACACGCACACGCAACAGATCCATCAGATAATGAAATGTATCACAAGGTTAGAAATGCACATCATTTGTCTTTCCACAAATCCGGCCAAGGTAATATAACTGTTAAAGCACATGAACATAAAAATGATGAACACGGTAAAAAAGTTATGAGTTTACAAGTTAAACATGTGAATGGCCCATTAACTGGAGTAAGTGTTCTTGCAGGACATTAAAATATGAAATCATTTTTAGATATATTACAAGAAGAAAAGGGTGGTGAAAAGCACCATGTCTTTACTTTTGGTAGAATGAATCCGCCTACAACCGGACACTTGAAGTTAATTGATAAGGTTAAAGATGTTGCTGCAAAACATAATGCAACACATACTGTTGTTACTTCTCATTCCCAAGACACAAAGAAGAATCCTTTGTCCGCTTCTGAAAAAGTTAAACACCTAAAGAGATATTCTCCAGGTACTAATTTTCAAGCATCTTCAAAAGAACATCCTTCATTTTTACATCATGCAGCTGAACTACACAAAAAAGGTGTAACACATCTTCACATGGTAGTTGGTTCTGACCGTGTACACGAAATGAAAACTACATTAAACAAATATAATGGACCACATGAAGGTGCATTGTATAACTTTAAAAAGATTCATGTTCATTCTGCTGGTCACCGTGATCCGGACGCAGAGGGAACAGAGGGTATGTCTGGCACCAAGATGCGTGAACATGCCAAGAACAAAGACCTCTCAAAGTTCAAACAAGGTGTTCCTAGTCATGTTTCTGGTGCTCATGTGAAAGAATTGATGCATGATACTCGCAAAGGCATGGGACTAAACGAATCACACAATCGTGGTGTTTTTAAAGCCATCTTTGTGACAGGTGGACCAGGTTCTGGTAAAGATGTTATCATTCGTGAAGCAATTGCTGAATCAAGAGCAGTAGAGTTGAATTCAGTACAGGCTTTTGATTATCTGATGGACAAACAGAAGTTGGCTGAAAAGACCAGTGACTTCCGTAGAGAAGCAATTAGAAATCGTGGACCGTTAATCATTAATGGTCCTGCCGATGACCATTCACGTATCATTACAATCAAAGAAGAACTGGAAGAACTTGGTTACGAAACAATTATGATATTTGTTAATACTACAGACCAAGCAAGCCAAGAAAGAAACCAACGTTTGACAAAGATGGTTTCTGAATCAATCAGACGAGAAAAGTGGGAATTGGCACAATCTTGTAAAGAATCTTACGTTCAAAATTTTGATAACTTCATATATTTTGACAATAGTTCAGGAATTGAATCTATTGAGGAAGATATTACTGAGACCTATGGAAAAATAAATACATTCATAGACAGTAAAAACTATGGCGAAATTTCTTATTCGTGGTTGGAAAATCATGGTAGACTGAATGCCAATGAACCATTTAATTATTTTAAGGAAAATTATTATGCTAAAAACAGTACTAGATTGGTTGAAGCTAAAACCAAAACACCAAGAATCCACAGTTCAGGAGGCCCAAAAGCCGATGGACCAGACGATATCAGTCCCGACAATAGAGCCAGTGACGCCAATGCCGGAGATATCAAGTGGAACGGAGGTAAAAAGCGAGGAAGTTATATCTTCAAAACCTACAGTGAAGAAAACAAGAACCCCAAAATCGAAATCCACCCCAGCCCTAAAGAAAGTAACTTCTCCAAAGACAAAGAAAAAGTAAATAAGAAGAGGTTTTCCGATGTTCCTACAGTAAGCCAAAGACTTAGAAATGTAACGACCATCGGACAAGAATTTGATACACGCCAACAGGGAACAGTATACCCTATGTCTGGTCTAGGCGATGTAACATATAGAGAACAAGTAGACTTTAAGAATTTCAGAAGTAAGGTTAAAGAAGCAATTGACGATCCAGGTGCCATCGACATGGGTGTTGCAGGTGTTTTGAGTGGCGCTGGAAATAAAGAACCTATGCAATCTTATAAAGACCCCGACAGAAATGTCACCATAATTAAAAAGAAAAAGAAATGAAATCTTTCAAACAATTTTTAGATGAAGCGAATGCTCAAACAATACAACAAGACGCCGAAGAAATTAAGCGTCAGAAAAAATATTTAGCTGATAAAGCTCAAGAGTATAAAGACCAGGCCGAAAGAGAAAAAATGTATGGCCATGGTGGTGCAGCTGAAGCAAAAGGCGAAACATTCGAATTAGCATCTAAAAATATTGAAGAATCTTCACCAGCATGGCAACGTTCTGCTGGAAAAGATCCAGAGGGTGGCTTAAATAGAAAAGGTATTGCTTCTTATCGTAGAGAAAATCCAGGTTCTAAACTTTCAATGGCTGTTACAACAAAGCCATCTAAATTAAAACCAGGAAGTAAAGCTGCAAATAGAAGAAAGTCATTTTGTGCCAGAATGTCTGGTATGAAAAAGAGATTAACGTCTGCTAAGACAGCTAATGATCCTGATTCAAGAATCAATAAATCGTTGAGAAAATGGAATTGTTGATGCCTGCACCTAGCAAAAAACCAAATGAACAAGGTAAATATGAGTGTAGCATGTGCCATACTTGGAAATTACCAGAAAATTTTAATAAGAATAAGAAACAAAAATCCGGATTAAGTTACGCTTGTAGAAAATGTACAACAGAACATACAAGAAAATTTAATCTACCATCTAAATATAATATTACAGTCGCAAGATATGCTGAAATGTTATTGGAACAAGGTTGTAAATGTGGTTGTTGTGGAATGAGTTTTGAAATTGAGGGTAAACAAATCAATAGGCCTCATGTTGACCACAACCACAAAACTGGAGAAGTTAGAAATTTACTTTGTGGAAATTGTAATCTTGCTGCTGGTAAAGTTAAAGATAGTTCTGCTTTTGCGGAACAATTAGTCAATTATTTGAAAAAATGGAATTGTTAAACGGAGAACAACAATGATAAATTTAAAGAAAAACGATCCAGTTGCTGATGCAGTTAGAGGCATTATGGAAAAAGAACTGGTGGGCAATCAACATAAGATTGACAAAAATAAAAATAATAGGATTGATCCAGAAGATTTTAAGATTCTTCGTGGTGAAAAGAAAGCTGTCAAAGAAGAAGAAACAGTTGAAGAAAATGCTTTTGATTATAAAAGTCCTCGTCCAATAGAACCAAGGGGTGGTTCTGGTGTAAAACAAGGTTCACGTTATGGTGGTTCTAAACAAAAAGAAAAACCAGAACAAGAAGAACCAAAAGAAAAGAAAGAAGAAACTTCTTACTTTAAAGAACGCTTAATCGAAAGAGCAATGTTGAAAATGGCTGCTAAGAAAGCCTTCAAAGCATTGACTGGTGGTTCTGATGAGGACCAACGTAAAGACCTACAACGTAAGATGGGTGTGCCACAAACTGGTCAGAAACCAACTCAAAAAGAAGAAGTTGAACAAATTGATGAACTATCAAAATCAACTTTAGGTTCTTATGTAAAAGGTGCAGCAAGAGATGTTGATGTTTCTCGTAAACTTAGTGCTGACTTTGAAAATAAGGCAAATAAGTCTAGAAATGCTAGCACAAAGACAGCAAATTCTAGTATTTCCAAAAGATTCAATGACATAGCCAAAAAACGTCAGGCCGGCATCGGCCAAGCAGTCGAACGTTTAACAAAAGAAGAAAATGAGTTAGATGAAGTTGCACCTCCAGGTTTTGAAGGTACAGTTAAAGCCATGAAGAAGTACAAGAAGATTGATAATCCATTTGCACTTGCATGGTCAATGAAGAACAAGGGTTATAAGTCACACAAAAAGGCAGATGGTTCCGATAAATGAAAACATTTAAGGAATTTAAATCATATGTGGTAGAAGGTCGTCCACCGACAACTCAGATGGACGAACCTTTTATTACTGATGCAGAAAATAAACCTTTGAATTATGCAAAAGATTTGGCTACTAAATCTTTAAAAAAAATCAAAAGTGATATGACTGGTAAAGAAACTAAGGTAGAAAAATGAGTACTAAATCAGATTTACTAAAATCAATTATCAAAAATCCGTCCGATATTATGGAAGATGCTGCTCTAGACAAATATCTATTGTCAAAGGGTATTAATCCAAAGTTTGCAACCAAAGACCAAAAGGTTGCACATTCTAAGACGAATGCTTTTATTACTTGGAAAAACAGTAGAGTAATAGAAGATACATTAGATGAGGCAGTTGATAAAAGAGATACTGTTACAATGGATATTCCTTTGTTGATTCGTGTTTTGGAATTATCCAGAGAAACAATCAAATCTGATATGGATTTACACCGTGTTGTGGAGAAGTTGATTAATATACGTAAAAAAGGTATGTTGACAATGAAAGATTACAATTACATTGCTAAAATTCATGAAGATATTATGTCGCAAATATCTACAGATGTTATTGAAGAAGCAATGAAAACACCAAAAGACGAAAAAGAATGGGATAAAGTAGCTCAGACTCGTTCTGAAATTTGGCGTAGAAAACAACTCAAGAAAATTGACGAGAACCATATTGCTGTTGCCATGGGTAGAGAAATAGACGATGAAGGCAGTATGATTATGAATCAGTTGGATCAGATGGATCGTTCTATCAACATGATGCGTGGTGTGGTGAAAGATCCAAATATGCAGATTCCTGCTTGGGTTCAATCGAAAGTAACTTTAGCTGCTGATTACATTGAAACAGTTGCTAGTTATATGTCCAGTAAAAATGAAGAATCTTCTCATGATCCTTGGAGAGACAAACATTTTGGTCCAACTAAAATAGTTAAACAAAAATATCATGTTAAGACTGACACTAAGTCATATAATGTTAAAGCAGATAATGAAGAACACGCACATAAACTGGTAACTAAACATGCTCCTGGTTCTAAGATTGTTTCTATTGAACACAAAGGTCGCATAATGGAAGAAGTCGAACAAATTGATGAAATTTCAACTGATGGATACTACAAAGCTGCTAACAAGAGCAGACTAGATGCAGCTGTTAAAGTAGCATCTAGCATGGGTGCTGATAAGCAAGCAAGAACAAAGTTAGATGCTCGTAACAGAGGCCTTAAAAGACTAAGTGATAGAACATCAGCTGAAATGAAAAAGGCAAACTCTGGTCCACAATTACCACCACCAGAACATAAACCTCCTACTGAAGCTGAACGCCGTGGTTATGGACAAGGTCGTTACATGGGTGATTCTGTTGAACACGATGAATCATTGGTAGAAGCACAATCTGCTGCAATTAGATTCCAAAAAGCATTACAAAATGCTAAAAAGAAACGTGAAGAAGAAGAAAAAAGAAATGCAGAAAATGCCAAACGGGCTCTTACACCAAAACCTGTAACAGAAAGTAGAATGTCTGGATTATCCAAATCTGCTCGTATGATTAAATCAATCTACAAGAAAAAGGGCATGAAAGAAGAAATGTACGACCACGAAAAAGAAGATAAGTCTGTGGCAACATATGGTAAAAAACCAAAAATGGTAACAGTCAAAAAAGAAGCTAGTTTCGGAGAAAAAGTTCCTGGAGCAGCTGCTGTACTAAAAGGTGGAACAACATTAACGGGTCAACCTAGAGATACAGTTGAAATTGACCCGACCATGAGAAAGCGTCCTGGACCTGATAACACTGGCAGAAACAAATAAGATAAATACAACATAACCCTCGGTTAAAAGGAGAATAAAATGTCATCTTGGGGAAATAACGATAACGCAGCTAACGCACCTTACTGGGCTGTTGAGACAGTAGTTTCAACAAATGCGCCGACTGCATCCGCACCAACAGCTGCAAACGTTGCATTGCTGTATGGTAATACACAATTCCAGGCATATACACAAAATATGACTGTTGGATTGTTCTTGGTAGATGCTATTGAAACCACTTCTGGTGGTGATAATGTAGTAGATATCTCATTGTCAAATCAAGGTTCTGGATATGTTGAAGCACCAGGTGTAACAATTGCATCTAGTGGTGGTGCATATAGTGCAAGTGCAACCGCCAGTATTGCTGCTGGTAAAGTAAGTAATATAGCAGTTGCAAACACAGGTGTTGGTTACACATCAGATCCAGCGGTTACAATTCAAGTTCCCGTTCTAACTGTTCCAACAGCTACAGTTATTGCAGCCAACGATACTATTATGTACACAGGTCACGGCCAAGCAAACGGTGCCGCACTGGTATTTAATTGGGGTGGTACTGCAAACATCACTGGTTTGTTAAATGGTACAACATACTTCACTGCACCACTTGATGCAAACAGATTTCAATTGTCAACTACTGCCGCCAACGCAGCTAATGCCGTTGTAATCAATCTAACCAGCACTGGTGAAACTGGCCAATTCTTTACTATTGTTGATGGTGTACGTGCAACAGCGGTTGCAAGTCGTGGTTTAAGTCAAAGTGTTGGTGGTGCAGAACATGCAACACATATTGGTTGGAACTTGAAAACAGTTGGTTCAGGTGGCCGTGCAGGTCGTGTTCAGTATGAAACACTAGTTGCTTTGGCAAATCCAATTGGTGACGGTTCAGACGATATTTCTTTACCTGACGCTTAATAAAAAGGGGCTTCGGCCCCTTCTTTAATATGTTTGATGATTTGAATGAAGAAAACTTTATGATGTATGCAGTCAAATGCTATACCTCACCCCATTGTATTATGTCGGAATTTGAAGGAGACATTAAAAGAACAAAATACCTGAAAAGGTTATTTCGTAGATATAAGGTCACCAAAACAATCAAAGAAAGACTTATTCTAAATCACATCATTTTATTGAATAATGTTTTTGGTTCAGAAGCAACAGCAAGAATATTGTTCTATAAGACTGATGAACGAGATTATGATATTTTGAAAACATTTTTATCATACTTAAATATTGCACCAGATATGGTGTATGGCATAAGGGGTAAAAATATTTTAGTTTCAAGAATACCATTGGATGAAAATGTCACAGAGATATTACTAAAAATATGAAAACACTCAAACAATACTTAGATGAAAAAGGAAGATGCTGGCCAGGTCATAAACCTGTACCAGGTAAAAAGCCTTATTCTCCAGGTAGTTGTAAAAAAGAGGACCATGTAAGAGAATTGGAAAGTGGTTTAAAACAATTAGATAGTCACAGTTATGATACTATCAATAAATTAATGATGAAAATATCCAAAGAACATGGTATAACAGGTAAAGAATTACACAACGATTTCAAATCCAAACATGGAAAAACTCCTGATGACTGGATCAATGAAGATTTGAGACAATGGTTCAGGCAAAAGTGGGTTCGTATGGACACCAAAGGAAACATTAAAGGTGACTGTGCTCGTGAACCAGGAGAAGGCAAGCCAAAATGTCTTCCACAAGCAAAAGCACATTCACTAGGTAAAGAGGGAAGAGCTTCAGCGGCACGAAGAAAACGTAGAGAAGATCCGAATCCAGAACGCAGAGGCAAACCAATATTTGTTAGGACAAAGAAATGAAATCATTTAAAAAATTTACCGAAGAATATTTGAACGAAAAGAATGTGCCAACAAGTCCTGAAAAATGGGCTAGAGCTAAAGCAGCTGCAAAATCTAAATTTGCTGTATATCCATCAGCATACGCCAATGGTTGGGCTTCTAAGAAATATAAAGCTATGGGTGGTGGTTGGAGAGCAACATCAGAAGAAGTTGTAAAAGAAGATGGTATGGGTGGAGGTGCCATGAGTGCTGCACCGACCAATACTGTTGGTGCTGGAAACGTTGCTGGAACTGGCGGCCAAGGTGGTGAACCTGGTGTCAATCCAAAAAAGAAAAAAGGTCCTGTACTAATACAGATGGCCAAACGTAATACACCAAAGATGTAATCATGTGGATGTTGCAATGGTTACCAAATTGGATTTTTTACGCCGTGTTAATAGCCGGCGTTTTTGGTTTGGTCGTTTCATATTTCATACGATTCTTTAGTTTCATTCCTTTTCTTTATGTCTACAAAACTCCCATACAACTTGGTTCTATTATTGCAATTGCAATAGGTACTTTCATGTCTGGTGCAATATATGATAATGATGCATGGGAAGCAAGAGTTAAAGAGATGGAAGAAAAAGTTGCTATAGCTGAAGTACAATCCAAAGAAGAAAATGTAAAGATTGTAGAGAAAGTGGTAAACAAGACACAAATTATCAGAACCCGTGGCCAAGACATTGTTAAATATGTGGATAGAGAAGTCGTTAAGTATGACACAAAGTTTGCACCTGGTGGTATTTGTGAGATACCTAAAGAGTTCATCAAAGCACATAACGATGCGGCTGAGGCACCAAAATGAAATATCTTTTACTTTTATTGATGGTCGGTTGTTCAACCACTGTTCCAGTTACAATGAAGTTCCCTGAAGCACCAGGTACTGTTGCAATGACACCATGTCCACAACTACAAAAAGTGGAAGATGATGCTAAATTAACTGATATAACTAAAACTATAACAGTTAATTATGGAACATACTATGAGTGTGCTGTTAAAAATGATGCATGGATTGAATGGTATCAGAAACAAAAAATTATATTTGAAGGTGTAAAATGACTGAAGAACAAGAAATTACAAAAGAACGTACTGGTTGGATTATTACATTCTTGGCTGCATTTTTGGCCATCACTTCATTACTTGATGGTGGTAACTCTGCACAAATTTTAGATAATACAATTCAATCAAATAATGTTTGGGCTTTCTATCAGGCAAAAAGTATCAAAGGCACACTTGCTGAAATGGCATATGATGAAGCTGTTGAACGTGGTGATAAAGATAAAGCAGAAAAGTTAAAGGCTAAGATAGAACGGTATGAATCTGATCCTGTAAAAGGTGAAGGTAAAAAAGAATTAATGGCCAAAGCTAGAGGAATTGAAGCTGAAAGAGCAGTAGCGGAGATGAAAAGTCCTTGGTATACATATTCCAATGCTGCATTTCAAATTGCAATCGTCATACTGGCTGCATCTATGTTGACAATGAGTAAGAGGATGTATTGGATTGGCATCGGACTTGGTGCATTTGCAATACTATTGATGACTCAAGGTGCTTTGTTATGGTTACCGATAACAATATAAGGAACTGAAATGGAATTAACAAAACAACAATTAAAAGAATTACTTCCTAAAAACCCATACATTGACCAGTGGCACCATGCACTGTCAATTCTATTGCCTGATTATGAAATCAACACACCAAAAAGAGTAGCAGCATTTGTTGCTCAATGTGCTCACGAATCTGGTGGTTTCATGGTTCTTAAAGAAAATCTAAATTATAAAGCAGCATCACTACGTAAGTTGTTTAGTAAATACTTTCCAACCGATGAACTTGCACAACAGTATGCATCCAAACCAAATAAACAAGCTGCCATTGCCAACCGAATCTATGCCTCTCGTATGGGCAACGGAGATGAAGCATCTGGTGATGGTTATAAGTATTGTGGTCGTGGACTGATTCAGTTGACTGGTAAATCTAACTATGTTGCATTTGCCGATTCTCTAGAAATTTCTCCAGAAGAAGCATCTGAATATCTATCAACATTTGAAGGTGCAGCACAATCAGCTTGTTGGTTCTGGGAAACAAATAACTTAAATCAATGGGCTGATAAAGGTGATATTGTGACATTAACCAAACGTATCAATGGTGGTACAATTGGACTTGAAGATAGAATTAAACATTATGAACACGCCTTACATGTACTTGGTGCATAATGTCTTTTCTAAGAGATATGTTAACTGATATTGATGGTGGTATCAGTTCAAAAAGAGTAATAACATTTCTAGCGTTTTTATTATGTTCAGTTGCTTTTATTTCAAATATTTTTTGGAATTATGAAGTAAATAATACACTCTTTGAAAATATGATGTATATTGTGGTTGCCGGATTGGGATTCACAGCATCTGAAAAGTTTTCAGTAAAGAAAGAGTAAAATGAATATAAAAATAATAACACTAATTGCATTGATGAGTTTGGTCGGTTGTAGCGACCGTTTTAGATATTCTTGCCAAGACCCATCAAATTGGGAATCAGCAGAATGTAAAAAACCTGGATGTGAAGTAACTAGAACTTGTCCTGATTTGCTACTCAAGGAAAAGAATATAAGTACTGCACCAGTTACACCAGTTGAAAAGAAAACTGATAAAAAAGGAGATTGTAAATGATTAGAGATTTGTTTGTGGAGTCACCACGATACACTGGCCAAGAATTAATGGACCGTTTGAAGTTCTTCATCGGTATTATTCTTGCATTGACATTGTTTGGTATTGTGTTTGTTGTGTTATACAGTTTAATCTTTGTTACACAACCACTAGATGCAATTAGTCCGGTTGATAATAAGTTCTTTGAATTGATTATTCCAATTGCAACATTCTTAACAGGTACCTTATCAGGTATTATGTTGGCTAGTACACCAGAAGCACAAGCAAAGGCACTAGAAGCAGCTAATAAAGGATGGGACAAACCCCCATCTCCACCACCTGCACCAACAACACGTAGTATCTCAGTTACACCATCAGCTGATGCACCAGTAACAGCACAAGTAGTAACAGGTTTTGGTGGTAAACCAGCACCTGCACCAGCACCTCAACCAGAAATCTAAGGAGTTATTATGAAAAACATTTTTTGGTCAATATGCCTAGTAGTAGGCCTTTGGTTCCCAGTATACAATAATCATGTATTTGCTGCCGAAATAAAAGAAGTTTGCCGTGACAAAGTGGATAAGGCAGGTAAACCAGTTATGGACAAGAAAACTGGAAAACCAGTACAAGATTGTAAGAAAATCAAAATTCACAAAAAACTAGAAGGCACAGAAGTACCTGTGAAAAAATAAATGGCAACTACAGTAGAGAGAATAGGTATTGTTGAGACTAAGGTCGAAAATCTTAATGAAAAGATGGATGACCTGAAAGTTGATGTAAAAGATATGCATGATTGTCTTGATAGGACCCGTGATGATATCAAAACACAATTGCAAGAGATGTATGATGCTTCATGCACTCAACATGCCTCTTTAGCCAAGGAAATTTCCAACATTAAATCTCAAAGAGATAAATTGATTTGGACATTTGCCGGCGTTGTTGCGGCTGGAGGTTTCTTTGCTGGCCATGCCGACAAGATACTAAAAATACTTGTCGGTTAAATACCAAATCTCTACTTGACACAATATTAAAGTTCTGTTACAATAGCGGAACTTTAATCACATGGTTTCGTTATGTCCGTTTATATTGATAGAACATTTTTGCTGAGGCTTTCTCCAAAGCTGAACAAATTCACACAGAAGAAAGATGACCTGTATAACTTCAGGTGTCCTCTTTGTGGCGACTCACAAAAGAACAAATCCAAATCCCGTGGTTACGTTTACCGCAAGAAGAATGACTATTTCTATATGTGTCATAATTGTGGTGTCTCTACCACTTTCTATAACTTGCTTGACAAAGTTGATCCAAACTTGTCGAAAGAATATTCATTAGAACGTTATAAGGATTCAGCCAGTGCAAACAACTATGTCAAACCAACCTTTGAAGAATTTAAAACTGAATTACCGAAGTTTAAGAAATCTTTGGGCATCCCATCAATCAAGTCTTTACCAAAAGAACATTATGCTAAAGTGTATGTTGAGTCACGCAAGATACCCGAGGGATTTCATTCGGAGTTATACTTTGCAGAAGATTTCAAGGGTTTCGTGGAATCCTTACAGATTGAAAAAGAAGGCCTCAAAGAGGATGATCCAAGACTCGTAATACCATTCTATGATGCCGATAAAAACTTGATTGCATTTCAGGGTAGGGCACTTGGTGAATCCAAACTAAGATATATAACTGTCAAGCTATCTGATGACAACAGTAAGGTCTTTGGTCTTGACCGAATCAATCAGGAAGAGACTATTTACGTAGTGGAAGGTCCTATTGACTCCATGTTCTTGGAGAACGCTGTGGCAACTGCGGATTCTAACTTGTCATCAATCAGTAAGTTATTCGACAAGACTAAAGTGGTTTTGGTATATGATAATGAACCACGGAACAAAGATATCTGTAAACAGATTGACAAATGTATTGAAGAACATTATAATGTAGTGATTTGGCCTGAGTATATTGAAGAAAAGGATATTAATGACATGATATTAAATGGATTCTCACCAGATGAAATCCAAGAAATCATAAGTAACAATACCTTTGTGAATCTTAGAGCTAAGATGGAATTTATTAATTGGAAAAAGGTTTAATTATGAATGTAAAATTGATATCATACACACAGGGAACAGACGGTAAGAATTTGTTAGAACAAGTTGCTTTTGCAGCTAGAGTCTCAAATCCTGCCAATCAAAATAATACCGAAACATCTGAAAAGTTGGTTCGGTATCTTATCAAAAACCAACATTGGTCACCACTAGAAATGGTGAGCATTTGTTTAGAGGTAGACACAACAAGAGATATTGCAAGACAGATTTTAAGGCATCGTTCATTTTCCTTTCAGGAATTTAGTCAGCGGTATGCTGATGCGTCCCAGTTAGGATTTGAAATGAAGGAGTGTCGGTTACAGGATACAAAGAATCGTCAGAATAGTATTAAAATAAATGATAATGATGCTTTGGTTGAAATGTGGAAAATTAAGCAAGATGTAATACTTACACATGCCAAAGAAACATATCAATGGGCTTTAGATAATGGTATTGCTAAGGAACAAGCGAGAGCAGTATTACCAGAAGGTATGACTGGTTCACGTTTGTATATGAATGGAACGCTTCGTTCTTGGGTTCACTATATACAACTCAGGTCAGCGAATGGTACACAGAAAGAACATCAAGACATTGCACTAGCTTGTGCTGATGCCATTGAACCAATCTTTCCAATGATTAAGGAATATGTAAATGTATAATGATGTAGTGAAATTTATTGAAGCGTGTGACCAAGAACGTAATGAAAAAAATGTATTACTTTATTATGACTTAATTAAAGAAGAATATACAGAATTTTTAGAAGCAGTTATTGCTGAAGATGATGTAGAACAACTTGATGCTTGTATGGATATGATTTGGGTTATTCTAGGTTACTGTTACATGAAAGGTTGGAATGTTGATGGTGCATGGAATGAAGTTGCAACATCTAATCTTTGGAAAATTGATTCAAAGACTGGTAAGGTAAACAAAAGAGAAGATGGTAAAGTGTTGAAGCCAGAGGGATGGACACCGCCACAATTAGAACAATTTACAAAATAATAATAAGGCAAAAAAATATGGAAGAGTATCTAGGTATTAGAATAGATTTAGAAAAGGATAAACTGTTTGATGAGTTAGGAATTAAAAGACTCAAAGAAAGTTACATGAAAGAAGATGAACAATCACCGCAACACCGATTCGCCTTTGTGGCAAAACAGTTTGGAACTGATACTGAACACGCTCAGCGCCTTTACGATTACGCCTCTAATCATTGGCTTAGCTTTAGTACTCCAATCCTTTCTTTTGGTCGTTCTAAGCGTGGGTTACCTATTTCATGCTTTCTTAACTTTATTGAAGATACAGCGGAGGGTTTAGTTGATAATCTATCTGAAACAAATTGGCTTAGTATGCTTGGTGGTGGTGTGGGGATTGGCTTCGGGATACGTTCAACAGATGACAAGTCTACTGGCGTCATGCCACACCTTAAAATCTATGATGCAAGTTCCTTGGCTTATCGTCAGGGGCGTACTCGCCGTGGTAGCTACGCTGCTTATCTCGATATCAGTCACCCTGATATTATTGCTTTCTTGGAGATGCGGAAACCAACGGGTGATCCAAACGTAAGATGTTTGAATCTGCATCACGGGGTTAATATCACCGATGATTTTATGAACATCATTGAAAAGTGTATGTTAGACCCCGAAGCAAATGATGATTGGAACTTAACGGACCCACATTCAGGTATTGTACGTGAAACAGTATCGGCTAAACATCTATGGCAACAAATTCTAGAATTACGTATGCACACTGGTGAACCTTACATTCACTACATTGATACAAGTAATAGAATGATGCCTCAGTTTCTGAAAGATTTAGGTTTACGAATCAACCAATCTAATCTTTGTTCAGAAATTATTTTACCAACGAATGAAGAACGTACCGCAGTATGTTGTTTATCATCATTGAACCTAGAGAATTATGATGATTGGAAAGATAACGAACTTTTTCTTCGGGACGTGGCTGAGATGCTCGATAATGTCCTTCAGTATTTCATTGATAATGCTCCTGATAGCATATCACGAGCAAGATACTCAGCTAGCCGTGAGCGGTCTATTGGTGTTGGCGCATTGGGCTTTCATGCTTATCTACAACGAAAAGGTATTGCCTTTGAAGGTGTGGTGGCCAAGGTCACCAATAATCAAATCTTCAAACATATCAGAAAAGGATTAGATGATGCTAACCAAGTTCTTGGACAAATACGAGGACCTGCTCCTGATGCTATCAGCTCTGGCCAGCGCTTCAGTCATCTTATGGCTATTGCTCCAAATGCTTCTTCGTCTATCATTATGGGAAACACTAGCCCTTCTGTTGAGCCTTACCGTGCTAACGCTTACCGTCAAGACACTCTTTCAGGATCATTTCTAAACAAGAATCGTTGGTTGGATAAAATTATTCAAAAACACGCAGAGATTCATCCTGAAGGATGGGCTGATGAAGTGTGGAGTAGTATCATGGCGAATGATGGTTCGGTACAACATTTGGAGTGGTTAGATGATAATGAAAGAGCAGTATTCAAAACATCTATGGAAATTGACCAACGTTGGGTAATTGAATTGGCTGCGGATCGTCAACAGTATATTGACCAAGCACAATCATTGAACTTGTTCTTCCGTCCAGATGCACACATTAAATACATTCACGCCATTCACTTTATGGCATGGAAAAAAGGATTGAAAACTCTTTACTACTGCCGTTCAGAAAAGATTGGTAAGGCAGATAAAGTATCTAAGAAAATTGAGCGACAAGTTATTAAAGAACTAGATATGGTTCAAGTGGCTCAAGGTAACGATTGTATAGCTTGTGAGGGATAAAATGAAAGATTACAAAGACTTTGAAACTCAAAAAGAAATATTGATGGAATATTTACAAGTAATGATTGCAATGCAAGATTGGCATGGTGTTGCCGATGTTGCAATGGACTTGAGAGAATTAGAGGCAAAAAACAACAACGATTATAAGAGTAAATAAAATGAAAAAAATAATTAGATTTACAGCATCATGGTGTGCGCCATGTAAAGCTTTAGCACAAACATTAGAGAATATTGAAACAAATATTCCTATTGAAGTTGTCGATATTGATGTACATTCGGACATTGCATCGGAGTATGGTATTCGTTCAGTACCAACTTTAGTAATGTTGGAAGATAATATTGAAATGAAAAGAATGACAGGCGTAAGAACAGAAAATCTTATGAGAGAGTGGATCAATGGCTAAAAAAGAAGTACTACAAAAACTAACGGAAGAAAGAAACTATTTTAAACCGTTTAATTATCCATGGGCATATGATGCTTGGTTAAAACACGAACAATCACATTGGCTTCATACAGAAGTTCCAATGATGGAAGACGTTAAAGATTGGAAGAAAAATCTATCAGCTAGTGAGAAACAATTTCTTACACACATCTTCCGATTCTTTACACAAGGTGATATTGACGTTGCTGGTGGATATGTGAAGAATTATCTTCCTTATTTTCCACAACCAGAAGTTCGTATGATGTTAATGGGTTTTGCTGCTCGTGAAGCGTTACACGTTGCTGCATATTCTCATCTGATTGAAACACTTGGTTTACCAGAAACAACATATAACCAATTCTTAGATTATCAAGAAATGAAAGACAAACACGATTATGTGTTAGACATTTCTTCTAAGAATGGTGATACCGCTTCAACTGCAACCCACATCGCCGTGTTCAGTGCTTTCACTGAAGGGATGCAGTTGTTCTCCTCTTTCATCATGTTGCTTAACTTTCCACGTACAGGCAAGATGAAAGGTATGGGACAAATTGTTACATGGTCTATCGTTGATGAGACTATGCACGCTGAATCAATGATTAAATTGTTCCGTACCTACATAGAAGAAAACAAAGAGATATGGAACGATGAACTTAAAGGCCGTATTTACAGCATTGCAGAAAAGATGGTCGAACTGGAAGATAAGTTTATTGACCTCGCCTTTTCTATGGGCGCTATGGACGGTCTATCTAGTGAAGATGTCAAGAAGTATATCCGTTATATTGCTGACAGGCGTCTTATATCTCTTGGTCTTAAAGGTATTTTTAAAGTAAAGAAGAATCCTCTTCCATGGGTCGAGGAAATGATTAACGCACCAACACATACAAACTTCTTTGAAAACCGAGCAACTGATTATGCTAAAGGTGCATTGTCAGGTGATTGGGGTGATGTTTGGGCTAACTAAAGGAAAATTATGAAGTGGGAAGAAGATTTAGTCGGTGATATACGTACACATACGGCATGGGATGATAAAGACGGTGACCGCCGTATTATGATTGGTGATAATAATCCATATTATAAACACGGAGGCTGGAAAGAAACATCCGAATTGAGCCGTGAGGCTTTACTAGAGAGATTCTTAAAGGTACGTGATACTTGTTCGGCAATTTTAGAAATTGGTGTGAGTAGAAATGGTCCAGATTCTTTCAGTCAGGTCTTTCTGAAAAATAAAAAGAAAGAAACTGTCTACATTGGTATAGATATTGATGATAAGTCATATCTGAATGATGTTGAAAACAATGTACATACTATTAGAAACAGCAGTTCGAATATTGATGAGAACATGAAATGGATAGATGAAATATTTGAAAAATGTAATCTAAAGAGAAAACAATTTGACTTTATCTTCATTGATGGTTGGCATAGTATCAACCAATGTTTGATTGACTGGGAATACACAAAAATTCTAGGTGAAAACGCTATAGTTGGATTACACGATACAGCTTATCATCCTGGACCTAAAGCATTCGTTTCTGGTTTAAATACGGATATTTGGCACGTTGAGAAGAATGCATTATCAACACCTAAAGATTGGGGAATCGGATTTGCTTGGAAGAAAAATAATCCATGGACACCTTTTGAAGAAGGTTACATTTGGGATATTGAACCAGCTGATGCCGATACAATAGCTAATTCAAGATAAAAAAGGAAATCAAATGACAACAAAAACAATAACAGCAGAATGTCATAATTGTGAATCTAGTTACGACATAGTTTATATGGAAGAATTAGTTTCTGAACAGTATCCAGAGATTTGCCCATTTTGTGGTGAACACATTGAAGATTTGTCCGAACAAGAAGAATATATAGAGGATGATGAACTCAATGATGATGAAAAATGGGACTAAATTGGTTATACAAAGAAGTAGATTTTACAGAAGATTTAATTGGTGATAATTATGGATTTGTTTATCGGATTACCAACATGGTAGATGGTAAACAATATATTGGTAAGAAATTCTTTTACACATCCAAAACAAAACAAGTAAAAGGTAAGAAGAAACGTTTCAAAGTTTCCTCGGACTGGCAAACTTACTACGGTTCTAGTGACATTTTACAAAAAGATGTTATACTACATGGCCAAGATAACTTTAAGAGAGAAATCATCCACTTATGCAAAAGCAAAGGTGAATGTGGTTACCTTGAGGCAAAAGAACAGTTTGTTAATGGTGTGTTAGAAAGTGATATGTATTACAATAGCTGGATTATGGTTAGAGTGAGAAAGTCACATATTAAAGGATTACAATGTTAGCGTATTTTAAGGACATGACAGACTTTGATGTTTTGTTTTGGTTACCAACAGACAAAGAAGATGTTATGAAGGTTGAGAGTTGTAAGTATAAAATACCAGGTGAACAAATCGGTGGAAGTGATTTAGGTCCAGAATATCATATTGTAATATTTAAATTTGATAATGAAACTGGAACATATGACCATGATAGATGGGATGCCATTTTGTCGGATCCTAGAGTTTATGTTTCTGGATTAATTCCACAATCATGGTATGGATTTGTGGCCAGAAAAACCACAGAATCGCAAGATTTTGTTGATGACATACTTGACAAAATTAAGAATATCTGATACAATGTTACTTTATTGAAACTATTGAAAGTTTATTATGATTCTCGTTGACCTCAATCAGGTTTTGTTAGCTGGTCTAATGGCACAAATTGCCAATACAAAAAATGTAAAGTTGGAAGAAAGTCTTATCAGACATATGATCCTGAATATCATCAGGAGTCACCTAAAGAACTTCCGTAAAGAGTATGGCGAAGTTGTGTTATGTTCTGATAACCGTAAATACTGGCGCAAGGAGTTCTTTCCTTTCTACAAAGCCGGACGTAAAAAATCACGTAAAAATTCAGACTTGGATTGGCATCTTATCTTTGATATGTTGGCCAAGTTTAAGGTTGAACTCAAAGAAAATTTCCCATATAAAGTAATTGATGTTGAAGGTGCAGAAGCCGATGATATTATTGGCACTCTTGTTCCCCGTCACATTATGAATGAAAACATCTTGATTATTTCAAGTGATGGTGATTTCTTACAATTGCAAATGTATAATGGTCGTAGTAAATACACCGTTAAACAATATAATCCGACACAAAAGAAATTTCTCATTTCGGAAAATCCATTGGATGAATTGAAACAGAAAATTATCAATGGTGATAAAGGTGATGGTATTCCAAACATTCTTTCACCAAGTGATACCTTTGTACGTGAAATACGCCAAAAGGTAATGACAGAAGCCAAACTCACCAAATTTATGTCAGAAAATTATACCGAATATGATGAAAATTCTAAGATTGGTTTTTCACGTAATCAGACTTTAATTGACTTGCGTAACATACCAGGTGAAATACAGTCTAAAATTATAAATAATTATGAAGAAACAGTTCCAGCTAAAGGTAAATTACTGGATTATTTTATAGCAAACAAACTTTTTAACTTAATGGAAGTAATCGAGGAATTTTAATGAAAAATCTTTATGAAGTATTTGATGAATTTGAAACTGCTAAAAACAAACAAGAAAGAATGAAAGTGATAGAAAGAAATTTGTCACATAATCTTACCAATGTACTACAATTAACCTTTCATCCAGATTTCAAATGGAAAGTGAAAGAACTTCCAGATAATTATAAAGTCCCAACTGATATGTTACCTGGATTAACATATGATAGCTTAAATGCACAATTGCGTAGACTTTATATGTTTAGAGAAGGTGATCCAACAGCTGAATCATTAACAGAAAAACGCCGAACAGAAATATTACTACAACTGCTTGAGGCACTTGAACCCCGTGAAGCAGAAGTTATCTTGGGAATATTTCAAAAGGATTTAGGCGTTAAAGGTCTTGATTATAAATTTGTTAAAGAAGCATTTCCGGATTTAATTCCATAATTATATAAAAGGAGTAAGTAAGTGTCAAAGTTTGTGGCTAAGTTTCGCAAGAATGATTATGATGATGATTTTTCACCAAAGCGTAATAGACGTAGGGATGAAAAAGTAGAAAAGAGAAAAATTAAGCATAATTATGATGAGTATGATTATGATACCAGCCTCGGATCATCAAAAAAGAGTAATAAAGTAAGAAAAAGTTACTAATGTTGTAATCCTACAACACCGCTTGACATTCGACTGAAAAAAGAGTATAATTCTTATTCGTTTGGAGTAATATTATGATGTTTCATGTGAATCTACGTAAGTCAAAGCAAAAAAATGTGACAAAAGCCGCTCGTGAGCAATATGAGCAGTGGTTGGCTTCACACCAAAAACCCATAGTCAAAAAACTACATACACCAAGCACCAAATTATCAGGATATTCTTTGTCGGCACCTCCTGGTCGTGAGACAAAGCACTATCCGTCATTAGATACAGGTTTAGGTAACGCTATGAAGGCTGCACCTAAAGTTTATACAGGCACAAAAGTGATGGGAATTGCAACAATGCACAAATCAAACGCTGTGCCTGTGTTTAACAGCGAAGAAGCTGTAGAAATTTCAAGTATGAGGCGATAAAATGAAGAAAAATTTAAAATTAATTCTAGAATTGAAACGTCCGGTTTGCCGTACGCCGATTAAGCCTGTGCAAAAACACAGAATTGAAACAAAATTTGACCGCAAAAACGCTAAAAAAGCGATTATGTCGTCAATTTATGAGTTAGGAGACAAAAATGTCGCAAAATACTGAACAAATGGTGCCAGCTGACTTGGTGTGTGATGAACTACAACCTTGGCAAAGACTGGAAAACGTTATGAAAATGTGGGCAGCGCAATCCGGACATGATAATGACCAAGATTGGTATAAGAAAATGAAGGAATACTATGAATAAGATATACAATTACGAAGAATTATTTCAGGATATTCCTGGAGACCCCGATAATTTCCTTTTTACTATTCCTCCAGAAATGTTAGAAGAAACAGGATGGAAAACAGGCGACATTTTAAATATATCCACGGAAAACGGATCAATAGTGTTGTCAAAAAAAGACACAACCGTAACATAAATTTGACAATCTAACATTGACTATGTTACAATAGGATATATTGTTAAGGAAGTAACATGGAACTAATCGACTCAAAATCATTATTGGCCAAATTGATGGCCACAGAAAACCTAACGGTCGAACACCGTAATGTTCGTACAGCATCCTTTGATGTTAAGAACCGTATTTTGGTTATTCCCACACTAGATAAAAACTTATCGGTAGCTTTGTATGACCTTTTTACTGGTCATGAAGTTGGCCATGCTCTCTACACTCCGATGGACGGAATGATTGAAGCGAAGAAACAAAAAATTAATATGAATGTTGCCAATGTGGTTGAAGATTGCCGTATTGAACGCAAAATCAAATACAAATATCCAGGTTTGAAATTACCTTTCCTTAAAGCATACCAAGAGTTGCTTGAAAAAGATTTCTTTGGTACTAGAGGCAAAAACCTAAATCTCTTAAATTTCTTAGACCGCCTAAACCTTTATACAAAAGGCGGCGTATCTTTGGGTATTAAATTTAATGAGATTGAACGTAGTTTGGTTAATGATGTTGAAAAAACAGAAACCTATGATGATGTTATTGAAGTTTCCAAACGTATCGTTGAATACATGGAACAGGAAATGGAAGAACAAAAGTCCAAAGAAAAACTACAACCACAAGAAGATGATGAAGATGATTTTGGTGAAGATTTTGATGGTGATTTAAATTATGATCCACCAAAAGAATCAGGTTCATCTGATGATGATAATACCGAAGATTCAGACTCCAATGAAGATTTTGATGAATCAGGTGATTTGGCGAATGAAGATGACTATGAAGATTCTAAAACCAATTCAGAAATCCGTTCTTTCACTGATGAAGCATTCCGTGAAAATGAAAGCCGACTGTTTGATTTTGGCGAAGATTATTTGTATTCTAATGTTCCTAAAATGGAAGTTGAAAAAGTAATCTATGAATACAAACCTCTATGGAACCGATACAAAGAAGAAGGTCTTTCAGTGCAAACTGATGTTTACCTAAAACTCCGCCGTGAATCAAACAAAGTTGTTTCTTACCTTGTCAAAGAATTTGAAATGCGTAAGAACGCTGACCAATTGAAACGAGCCACTACTGCAAAGACTGGTGACTTGGATATCAAGAAACTTTTCTCATATGGTTTCAGTGAAGATATCTTTAAGAAAGTTACAGTTGTTCCTGGTGGCAAATCACACGGCCTTGTGATGTTCTTAGATTGGTCTGGTTCAATGACCGAACACATTAGTAACACTATCAAACAATTACTTAACCTTACTTTATTTTGTAAGAAAGTAAATATTCCTTTTGAAGTGTATACGTTTGTTGACGATATTGATTCTGTACAGAATTATCGTCCTAAACCTAAAAAAGGTGATTTGGTCGCCAGACCCTTTGGTATCTGTAACATTCTTTCAAGCAGAATGTCAGCAGCAGAATTCACTTATGCCGCTTCTGCTCTTGTTTCTATGGCAGGCTGTGGTCCTAATGGTAGAAGAAGTAAACAACCATATTGGATGTCTATGGCTGGAACTCCTTTGAATGAAGCAGTTATCGCCGCTATGGAAATTGTTCCGTACTTTCAGAAGAAATACAAATTGCAAATTGTGAACACCGTGTTTCTGACTGATGGTGAAGGATCTCCAATTTCTGAAGTATATGAAGATAATTTTGGTAACACCAACTACAATGCAAGATACAACAAGAAACACCTTATCATTCGTGATCCAATCACTAAACATCAAGAGACAGTGAGAAGCAATGCACATTCATTTGGTCAAACAAGTGCCTTGATTCGTTTATTGAAGAAACGTACAAATTCCAATATTGTTGGATTCTATGTTCTGAAAACCAAAGACATTAATGGTTCTGCTGGCAATATGTTCTTTCCAGATTATTCTGAAAGATATAAAGTCAAAGAACAATTCTTAAAAGATAAATTCTTTGTGGTTCAAAACACTGGATTTGATGAGTATTATTTGCTCCGGTCAAACGGCCTAGATACAGAAGATGATGTATCCTTTGAGGTTAAGGAAAATGCCACTAAGCGTGGTATCGTTTCCGCATTTACTAAGTATGCAGGTAACCGAATTAACAATCGTGTTATCTTGAACCGTTTTATCAACATGATTACATAGGAGAGCAAATGAGCAACATATATTCAGAGTATGTTAACTTAAACAAAAAAGCTACAGTAAGTAAAATGCAAAACATAGGATATGATCCTATGTTTCAAAAATGGGAAGTTAGTTTATTCATTGATGGTCGGATGATGCAAAAAATCACCACACACAGTGAAGAAAAGGCTGAACAAGTTGCTGAAGATTTTGTACAGAATGAGAATGGTGGTGCTTCATCACTGTTGAGTGAATATGTCTAAGAAGGACAAAGATTATCAAGCCGCAAAAGATGTAGTTGATGACCTTTTGGACAGATGCAGAAATGTAAGAGAGTATAAAATCTCTTGTTACTTAGACGAAGCTTGGATTCCCTCAGGTTCAATGCCTTTTGATATTATTATCAGAAATGGTGTTGTGACCTGTAGGGTTTTTGCGGAGAGTAAATTGGAGGCAGCATTAAAAATTGCCAACGAATTACCTGTTATTATGTTTATTGATGATTGATTATGGATAAAAAAACTAAAGAAATTTTTTGTATTACACAGGAAGAATGTGCTGAGGTAACTCAAGCCATTTCTAAAGTGTTTAGGTTTGGATTTGATTCAGTACATCCTGTTACTAATAAAAGTAATATGGAAAGTTTAGAAGAAGAAGTCGGAGACCTCCTTGCAATGATTGACATTATGGTGGAAAAGTGTATAATCTCTGATTCTAATATCAATGCAGCTAGAATTGCAAAGAAAGAAAAATTGAAAATTTGGTCCAGCATTTACAATGACTGATGAAGAAGCTTTAGCAATCTATGAGGACATGAAACGGATTTACGGACAAAACTTACCGGATCCTGACCATGAACCTATACGATTCAAATATTATTATACATTATACAAAAAATATCATGTCAAGTAAGAATCCTAAGGACACTATATAAAGATAAATGAACGAAAAACAAAAAACTATTTTGTTTGTTATGGGTACCTTGCTATCTATTCCATTCACAGTATGGTTTATTGTATTCTTTCGTGATTTTCTCTACCTTTTCATTTTCATTATAACTTCATTATCTTGTATTATTATAACCGCATATGGTTTATACAAAGAAGTTCATGGGGAACTTAGCCATCGCCATTATGTACATGAATTGTTGTACCATGGTAAATCTAAAGAATATAAAAAACATTTGGATTTTTACTTAGACTATTTTGGAATGAGTGAATATAAATGAAAAAACTACTATTACTTTTAATGTTTGCAATGCCTGCCTTTGCACAACAACAAATTGATATGACAAAAAGATTGAAATGTTCAAGTACAGAATATGTATTTAAATTATTCAAAGAACAATTTGATGAGAAACCAGTTTGGCTTGGTAGAGATAAAGGTACTGATACTTACATTACACTATTAGAGAACAAAGAAAAGGGTACCTGGTCATTAATACAATATGATGCCGATTTGGCATGTATCTTGGGTGCTGGAGAACAGGGAAGACCGAGTTAATTGTGACAGGAATATTACGAAGTGTTCATTATTATAGATAATGGAGACACCACAATTAATATTCCAAAATGCAAAAAACATACCGCACCATATTCATTAGTGATGTACACCTTGGCACCAAAGACAGTCAAGCTGACAAACTCAATAATTTTCTAAAAAATAATACATGCGAATCCTTATATCTCGTTGGAGATATTATTGACGCATGGAGAATCAAACAAAACAAATGGCGTTGGAAACAATCACATACAAATGTGGTTCGCAGAATACTTGGCCATGCCAAACGTGGAACTAAAGTCATCTACGTAGCAGGCAACCACGATGAATTCCTTAGACCTTTTATTCAATACAACATTGGGTTCGGTCTGATAGAAGTAGTCAATCAAACAGAACACGTAGGCGCAGATGGTAAACATTATCTGGTCACACATGGCGACCTATTTGATGGCATTACAAGACTAGCCCCTTGGCTAACACTACTAGGAGATAAAGCATATGATTTCATTCTTAGACTCAATCGTCAGTATAATTGGATTCGTCATCGTTTTGGTTTTGGGTACTTTAGCCTTAGCCAGTTCCTTAAACAACGGGTCAAAAAAGCAGTAGATTTTATATTTCACTTTGAAAAGAATTTATCAGAATATTGTAAGAAACGTGGATTTGATGGTGTAATCTGTGGACATATACATCAAGCTGAGATTAAAGAAATAGATGGTGTTACATACATGAATGATGGTGATTGGGTGGAATCGTGTACCGCACTTGTAGAACACCATAATGGTAAATGGGAAATTATAACTTGGACCAAGGAGAGTGATAATGACAAAGACGATATTGATAGTCACTGACAATTTACCGGAGCAGATAAATGGTGTCGTTACAACTTACAAGAATCTGGAAGCGCAGGCTGTTGCTGACGGTTATAATATTGTGTATCTTGACCCCTCTAGATTTCCCCATATTGATGCTCCTCGCTATCCGGAAGTTAAACTCTCTTGGGTTCGTAAGATTGGTAAGAAGATTAAAGAAATACAACCAGACCATATTCACATCGCAACAGAAGGTCCAGTGGGGCTTGCTTGCCGTGTGTGGTGTGACCGTAAGAATCTTACTTACAATACCGCTTATCATACTAAGTTTCCCGAAGGCATAAAGAAGTTACTTGGTGTACCTGAGTTTATCACATGGGCTTATGTCCGTTGGTTTCATAAACATTCTGGTAAAGTACTCACTACAACAGAAACGATGGTCAATGAACTAAGAGACCACGGGTTCGATGGTAATGTCATTCCATGGACCAGAGGTGTTGACCGTGATGTATTTTTTCCATTAGAAATTACTGTTGAGAAAAGTCCCGTACTTGTGTGTGTTAGCCGTGTCAGTAAAGAAAAGAACTTAGAAGATTTCTTTGAACTGGACTTTCCAGGTTCTCACAAGATTATGGTCGGTAACGGACCAATGTTAGAGACATACAAGAAAAAATATCCAGATGTAGAATTTGTTGGTTTTAAAACTGGTTCGGCTTTGGCTGACTATTATAGAATGGCTGATGTATTTGTATTCCCGTCCCGTTGGGAAACATTTGGTATCGTTATGATTGAGGCAATGGCATGTGGTACTCCTGTTGCTGCCTACCCAGCACCAGGTCCTATGGATGTTATCCGAGAAGGTTCTACCGGATTTATGGAAAAAGACCTAAGTACAGCAGTATACCGCTGCTTAGCTCTTGACAGAGACAAGGTACTAGAGTATAGTATGGAATGGAGTTGGGAACATTGTTGGAAGATATTTAAGGATAACTTAGTACCAGTATGAAGCCAAAGATAGCATTATTTCTACACCAGCCAAAGTGTTCAGTACAATCTGGTAATGGTATAATGCAATCCCTTTCCCAATATTATGACTTTAAGATATTCACTAAACATAAAGTGGAAGATGATTTCTTTGACGATATCCAAATCACTGCGTTCCCCGGAGGCATTGGCGATTCCGAATCCTTCAAGTTCCTATTCCGAGAAAACGGAGACACCATAAAACAATTTGTGCGCCGAGGTGGTAAGTATCTCGGTATCTGCATGGGCGGCTATTGGGCTGCCAATCACTACTTTGACTTACTTGATGGTATTGAAGCACACCAATACATCACACGTCCCAATACAGACACCAGACGACCTCATGCCAAGAACCAACGAGTCCTGTGGTCTGGCGAAGAGCAGAGAATGTTCTTCTACGATGGTCCCGCATTTACTGGTCCTGGTCTTGCTAGGTCAGAGATAATTTCCTTATACCCCAATGGCGACCCAATGGCTCTTATACAGGACAATATAGGAGTTATCGGCTGTCATCTAGAAAGTACACCACACTGGTATAATACATACTCATGGATGAAGCCTCACTATCATAATGGGAAAGGGATTGCATTATACCAT